ACCACTAGTTCCTTATGAACCACTAGTTCCGTCTGTACCTGAAGAGCCTGATGATCCAGAAGTTCCATCTGAGCCGCTTGTTCCTGAGCTACCGCTTGTTCCTGGATTTCCATCTACACCGCTTGTACCAGAAGATCCAGAAGTACCGGATGATCCTGATGAACCTGAAGTTCCGTCCGTACCTGAGGTGCCGCTAGTACCTGAAGATCCAGAAGTACCGCTTGTTCCAGAAGTAGCTGCTGCTTCTTTTGTTCCTATATTACCGCTTGCATCTATTACTAAAACAGTATCGTCGGCGATTGCCGGTAGGTTAGTTAGCTGTAGAGTTGAACCTGTTACAGCTCCATCTACATTTAAATTACCATTATCTATTGTATAAGAACCTGAGAGAGTTTTAGTGTAAGCCATTCCTCCGTTAGAGTTCTTAATAAGTAAGTCTCCAATTTGAGCGTTCGATACTGATCCTGATATCTCTGATATATCTACTAGGTGTTGGGTAGCTCTAGGTTCTACAAATATAAATCCATTAGTAGCAATTTTAGTTGCCCACCCTACTCTAACTGTATCATAAGGAAATGGTGGAGGGGTAGCACGGTAGTAGTCAGCTACAGTAGCAGGAGAACCGGTCTGTAAGAATAAAGTATCTCCTTCTGTAAAAGCATTTGTATTTACTCCTCTTACTATTCCTTGAGCAGTTACATATCCTTCTTCCGTATCTAAAATATCATGTGTAGCTACTCCTATAATATGATTTCTACGCTCAAAAGCAACAGCTATATGATCTTCTGCAGTTGCAGGCCATATTTTTGGTCTGTCACCTTGTGAACCTGAAATGTATACTGGTGTACCGTTAAGGATGGGATTTCCTGATCTGTTAGAAGCTCTAACATAAAATTCTTGACCTACTTGTAAAGATATATCAGCTTCATCATTATATACAGTTAATGCTCCATCATTAGCACTGTAATATATTCTTCCTTCTTTATGAGCAGGAGCATCTCCGTTAGCAAGTACATCTAATTCTATGTAGGAAGAACTAACTACAGAAGCCGTAACAGCATTTGTTACGTATAGAGAATTTAACGCAGCGTCAGACCCGCTGGTTATGACTTTTTTCCAATTAGGCATGTTTTACCTCCTTTCTTACTTTACAATTATCAAAATGAAATTGATTTGCTGTATTTATAGCTATAGATCTAGAGCAATGCGGACATTCAACACTTTTCCTGTTTAAAGCAGCTTGTCTAAGCTTAACCCTTACCTCTTCTCGTTTTGCCGGATTTTTATTTCCTTTTTTAGCAGCACTGAGTTTTTTAATATATTCTGGATTGTTGGGCTTTTCTCTGTTTAAATCAGCTATTTTTTCTCTATGCTGGGTGGATTGATAACCTCCTCTGCCCCCGCATGTTAAGTTCATGCTTAGAGGATCGTCAACAACTTTTTGAGTAACAAGGCTTTCTTCTATGTATTCGGCTTCTTCTTTTGTAAGTTTGTCGAAGAGTATCTCCTGAGTAAATGTATCAGGACCGTATTTTTTAAGGTATTTTTGGAAAAGTGTACCGCTACCTAAGTAGGTTGGATTATTTCCATTAGTTTTACCTATGTAGTACCGTCCACTTAAGACGTGAACAGTCTTATATACTTTGTGTGTGTTCATAAGTCGTAATTATGGTTGGTAACTCCGATTGTGCGGAGCCCACTTCCCTTTCAGGCCAATAATATCTTTTATAAATAGCAAAAAGTCCCGAAGGACCTTCTACTTATTTTAATGTATTTATATGTTGACCTATTTTTCTAAAGATTGTGTAGAACATCTCGAATTCCTCTCCTTTGTAAGTAGCTAATCTTAATTTAGCTAAGATGAATTCCGATTCTTCTTTTGTTAAACCTTCTTCTTCTTTCTTAGAAGGCTTTACTCTATCTAATAAACCCATAAACTATTTTTATAACTATGTTTAAATTATTATCCCTAGATCCAAATGTTTCCGCCTTCTACTCTGATGTTACCTAAATGATCGGCTTGTGCTGTGGCTGCATTAGCTTCAGAACCTGAGTATACACCTGCAAGATGGTAGCTTGGTGTCTGATCCCCGGTGGCGTTGGACGCCATATCGTTAACAATCGCAGCACGACCGTCATTACTATTGTAGCTTGCATCCCAGATCATTGCAGCTCCTTCTTGAGCTACTCCATTTGATCCACCGAATACAATACCCGAATCTCCTACAACTGACGAACCAGAGTTTAATAAGATGTAACGGTCTTCAATGTCTAGATTAGTAACATTAGCATTGATTGTATCACCTTGTACAGTAAGATCTCCTCCTACTAATAAGTTATTAGAAATATTAACTACTCCTGTAGTAGCATCAATCACTAAATTACCTGAGGTAGTAGTAATGGTTTGGTCATCAGATACACCTACTGTAATATTTCCTGCTGTTACTCCGGCAAATGTTGGGCTATCACCAGTTTCTAAACCTAAATCTATAGTTGAACCAGCTACACCATTTGTAGTAAGTAATGCTTGACCTTGACCTGGTGAAGATAAAACAGAAGCTGATACAATTCCAGAAGGTACATTAGAAATACTTAAATAATCAACCTGGGCTGAAGCGGAAACAATTCCTGCTCCTAGTGCTGCAATAGCAGTGTTAGATAATGAACCGGAAATATCAGAAGCAATTTGTGCTGAACCTGAAATTACTCCTGTGGATGCCAATATTGTAGCTGCAGTAATAGAACCTCCTAAAGAAGTAGAAGTACCTGCAATCGTAATTGCTGAATTTTGTAATGTTGCGTTTGGAATAGAAGATAGATCAAAAGTAATTGTATCTGTACCTTCAGTACCTACAATTGTTAATCCAGATCCTGCAGATCCAGTTACAAAATTAAGAGTATCTGTTGTACTGTCTGCAATCAACGGTACTCCGTTAATCGAAGCTGTTACAAAAGCGTTAAACCCCGTTCCTGCGGTTAAATACCCTGCATCATTAACGAGTTCCGATACGTTTGACCCAGAGACTAAGAGTTTTTTCCAAGTTGCCATGTTTTTTATTTAAGTTTTTAATTTATTATAAATATGTGTTAGTTATTAAAACCAAAATAGAAGCTATCGTCACTACTATAATATATCCCTCCTTGTACTGCAGTAGGAGTTGATGATTGAGATATTAATTGAGTAACTCCTTCTGAGTTTATTTTTACTTTTTCTTCTCCTGCTACAGATATACTGAAAATATCATCAACTCCGTCTAAATCTATAGTTAAAGACCCGGAAGTACTAAAAGAACCGGATACATTTAAAGAGCCGGTTAGATATTCTCCTAAGGCCGGTAGTTGATTTCTTATTTGCTCCCAGAATATCTGTGCCATTATGCTTCAAATTTTCCGGCAGCTGTAATTTCCATTTCTGCCGATATTGTGTATTCTAATCCGTCGTTGAAATCTATCAATACATCACTGCCAACCTGCGAAATTGCTGTGATTGCAGATGGTTCTACCGATAGTCCGTTAATAAATATACTAAAATCATCTATTTCTAATGCAGGATAGTTAGGAGGTGGTGTAGCTATAGTCACATTAAAGAATGTAATACTATTTTCAGCCACATTTACACTAAAGGATGTAGTGTTAGTGTCTATAGTGTTATTAAGATTAACATAAGCTTGTTCTTCTGGTGATAAACTAGCTGTAACAATTGTAGTAATTGTTTTACCGGCTATTCCATCATAGAAACTACCTTGAACTCTCTCTCTAGCTGGCCTAACTGATAGTATTTCTTCTGCTCCAACAGCTTCTAAACCAAATTTAATAGCTGATTTACTATAAAATTTGTTCATATTAGCGATAGATGTATTAATACTGTCTGGTACTATGTGTCCCATCATATTAATTTGGAAGGATGTCTTAACTGTACGGTCTTGACCTTGAGTTACCTCTGTTGTTGTAGTATAACTGTCAATCATTGCTCTAAAATTAAATTTTTCCGGGTCTCCCCAGTAAGCATCTGATGCAAAGTTGATAGATTCTACTATTTTATTCATTTGCTCTACATATTCCGTAAATATAATGCAAGAATACGTAATATTAACATAATCAGGGATTATAACCCCGTATAGTTCTTTTACCGGCTCTCTATTATTTAATCT